CAGTACGAGGATAAGAGTATGGGGGATGCCGCTAGAATCCTTGAGGCGATGGCTGGCAACAAAGGTGCGATTACCGACGAAGTTCAACTTCGTGCGTTGGGTGCTGCATCGTCCTTTGCAGCCGGTTTGCCGCTGGGTGGTTTGTCGGGTATTGAGGACACAGTAAAAGCAAGACTTGGATTCACCGAAAATCCAAGAAACGAAGCCTTGTTCAAGAACACCGAAAGAAAAAGTTTCAACATGAGTTTCAACTTTGCACCCAGAAATCCTGATGAGGTGGAGATTGTTTTCAATATTATTGAATCGTTTAGATTTCATATGCTGCCAGAGTTGTCGGCTAGTGCGTCGGTTTTGTTTGCTCCCGATGAGTTTGAACTCACTTTCATGTATAAGAAGCCCGGAGAAAGTTCTGTGGAAGAGAACTTATCAATTCCAAAACTTGGTCGTTGTTTTTTGAATAGTGTCAATGTTGATTATGCCCCGAACTCAAGGTCGGCTTTCTTTATCGACGGATCTCCTTGTGAGATCAAAATGGATCTAAACTTTATGCAAGCATTCCACATGCACCGTGCTATGGTATTGAGAGGATTCTAATGTATTTCAATGAGTTACCACTAATACCCTTTATTAATTCTGATGGCAGTCAATCAAATGTAAAAGATATCATCCGTAGAGTAATTTTTTCAGATGAGTCATATCTGAATTTATCAAACTATGATTACTACACGGTCAAGGACACTGACACTCCCGACTCCATTTCCCGTGATTTTTACGATAATCCAGATTATCACTGGATCATTATTTTATACAATAATGCCTTCGATCCATTTTACACATTTCCATTATCGCAGCAAAACTTAGATGACTATATCAATAAAAAATATGAGGGATCAGCACTTTTTATTACTCGAACCGATAGCAACAGAAATGATCCGTTTTACGATGAGAACCTGTCTTGGGAAGTTGCTGATGTAATTACAACCAGCACCTTTGATGAACAAGGTGCAGAGGTTTTTGCAAATGAAGAAACCTTTGCAAGAATCAAGGCTATTGATACACAACTCTCTAAATTACAACTCGATAAACAAAAAGGTATTTTCAAAGCCAACGATAGACTGTCACGAAGAAGAGATGTTGTTGATACTTTGAGAGCAAAGGTTGTTCGGGTGGACGATGGTAGATTTGCCGTTCATCATTTTGAGGACTCTGATGGTAACGTGCTAAACCCCTTGGCTACACCACCGGATGCTGATGGTGTTCAACTACCAGTCGGGACTGAACGTAGCACTGGCGGTCCAGTAAGTTTTGGTGAATCTATTTTGTCAAACTATTTGCAAGGCTCATCTCTTTACGTTGTGACAAATCAAGATTATGAAGAAAAAGTGAACAACAATAAAAGACAAATCAGAATACCACGCAAACAGGTGGTTGATCAAATTTTCAAAGAATACAAAGACATAATCAGAGGATAATATGACAACCAGCAATGACAGAACCATCATGGATAAACAAAATGATGTTGTCATCGAAGATATCACTCTGTCATCACAATACGCACCAGAGCCTCTTAGTATTGTGAGAAGTGCAATGTCATTGAGTATTTTTGAAGATATCCTAAGTCATTTTTTGATTGGTGAAATAACCATTGTCGATGGAATCAATCTCATAGACAAATATCCAATTGTCGGTAGAGAGTTTGTCACGATTACGTTTAGAACACCTCTTTACTCAGAGACAAAAGATGTCACGATGAGAATTGTTGGACAAAAAACAAGAGCAAAGCCGGAGAACGGTGTAAGCGACATCATTACGTTTAGACTTGTTTCAGAGGCGGCGTATGTGGACTCCATCACACAAGTTTCTGAGGCACTGGAAGGCACAAATTCTGAATTGGTAAGTGATCTAATTGACAGATTTTATCCTTCTAAAGCGGAGGAACCTTTAGTTAGTGATACAGGATCTACAAAATACAAATATGTTTTTCCTTTTCAGCGACCATCACAAATGATTGATCAGATGATTACGAATAGTTCTCCGAGTGATTCACAAAGTCCTGATGAAAATTCTGGGTATGTTTTTTTCGAGTCACTCACAAAGTATAATTTTACTCCCGTGAATTTTCTGATTGAACAAGATCCTAAAGCAATTTTTTCAAACATAAAAATTCTTCGTACCCCAAAAACTGAAAACCCAAATGATCCACGACTTGAGTTTGATGATCGGTCTGCTGTGATGCTGCAAAGAATCAATGGAATTTCAAGCATGGATCGTTTGAATCAAATCAAAGTTGGTGCATTCTCAAACGTAAATTATTTTCACGATCTAACATCTAAGGAGTGGGGCAAAGAGGAATACAAACATTCTCAAGACTCTGATAGTTATGTGGACTTCGACGGTCCAAAAAATCTAAATGAAAATACAAAATTGCCACAAAGAAAAGACATCGTTTATAAAGATGAAAACCTAAACGACAATCCGTCTGTGATTCATTTTTTCCCTCAACACACAAATGTCCAAGGACCAGATTTCAAAAAGAACTCTACTGATTTTGATCTAAAAAGACACAGAGTTTCAAACATGTCAATTTTAGGTGAATTGCAATATCAAATCGAAACTACAGGCTCCTCCAACATTACAGTGGGCGACACATTATTTTTGAGACTTTTGAAAAATGTGTCAAACACTGAAATGAAAAATCAGGGAGAGTTTGACGAAGAAAAAAGTGGTGTGTATTTGATCAAATCTATCCAACACTTTTTTTCACTTGGCGATAGGCAAAGCCAGACATATAAAACTGCAATGCGAGTGATAAGAAATTATAGAGTAAATGAAATAACCTCTCAGTCGTATTCACAATTTGAAGGAGTGAGTAATGCTTAACATGTATCAGGGAGTTGTTGAAGACAGGAAAGACCCTATGGAACTTGGTCGTTGTCGAGTGCGATGGATCGGTCTACACACAGAGGAAAAAAATCTAATCAAAACAGATGACCTACCTTGGGCGTATCCTGTGCAGCCGATCACATCTGCTGCCATGAGCGGTATTGGAACCACTCCGCTTGGACCCGTGGAAGGAACATGGGTTGTTGGATTTTTTAGAGATGGTGAAAAGTTTCAACAGCCTGTTTACTTTGGTACAATTGGTGGCATCCCGACAAGTGAATCAGACACGGCAACAGGTTTCAATGACCCACAGGGTAAATATCCTTTGAGCGAACGACTTCAAGAGCCAGACACAAATAGGCTTGCTAGAGGCATGGAGGATGACACACCCATTTCCATCAGAAGAAATTCGTTGGATGAGATGCAAGCACCGGCTGGTGGCGGACAACTAAAAGATATTCAAGAGCCAGAAACAGAATACGCGGCAGAGTATCCTTTCAATCACGTTAGATTCACAGAGTCAGGACACTTGCATGAGTTTGATGATACCGAGGGTGCAGAAAGAATTCACATTTATCACACCGCTGGATCTTTTGAGGAGATTTATCCAGATGGATCTAGAGTGGTAAAGGTGGTGAGCGATAATTACACAGCGATTTTAGGAGAAAATAATATTCATGTCACTAAAGATACAAATGGACATGTTGCCGGTGATGTAAATATTCTTGTAAACGGTGATGTAAACCTTGAGGTTGATGGGGACATGGATACCCATGTTGACGGTGATTATAGTCTCCGTGTAGACGGCAAAATTGATATCATTGCTCAAAAGCAGGTCAACATTCGAGGAAAATCTATCAATTTGAATTGAGGTAAAAATGTCACAATATTCAGAGCCAACTCCAGTTAGACAAATTTCAACCTCAGTCACCGAGACAATCACAAACAATCAGGCTGTGTCTGGTAATTCTGAAACTGATCGGCTGTATGATTTTCTCAAAACCTCTGGGTTTAGGATATTTGAATATCAGGTAGAAGAGGAGTATGAAAGGTCTTATGACTCGTGGAGAGGGAAAGCACCATCAGCCAGATATCATTTTGTTGAAATGGTAACTGAGGGCGGTCATGGTATCAACAGACCTCTACAAAACTTTGAAATCGCACAATTTCATCCCGACCTGTCAATGGGCGAGATACAAAGCCTTAGAGAGTTGTACGAGAGGAATGCTGGAATCAGACCTTTCAAACTTCCCATGCAAGTCGCTAGGGTTGGTATAAGCGATGCAGACAAAGCAAAGATAAATCAAAATTTAGATTTGTTTTATGCGGTCGTTCAAAAAAATGCCCCACTCATTGAGAGAAGAGTTCCGACATTTGTTGGTGCGAGTTATGATATTAGACCATCAAGCCTTGAAGGCACATCAGTTAAAACTGTTTCGTTGTCCGCACCGCCAAGACCAGAAGTGGGAGACATCTGGTTCAACTCTACTAAGGGCAAGTATTTTGCCTTTCTTGGGGATGGCGTATCTAAATATTGGGTGGAGGTATAATGCCAGCGGTAGCAAGATATGGAGATGTTTGTGGAGGAGGTATCATCGCAGGTGCGTCAACCGTTTTGACAAATGGAAGACCAACCGCTCAGATTACGAATCCGGTTTTAGGGCATGGTATTTGTCCACACTGTGCGCCAGTAACGTCAAGTGCCTCATCCACCGTCTATGCCGAGGGGCTTCCAGTTCATAGACTCACTGATGCTTGTTCGTGCGGACACTCAACATCATCAGGCTCATCAAACGTAAACGCAGGAGGATAATATGTCTAATTTATTTGATCCACAACTTCTAAACACAAGTGGATGTGAACTTCCAACCTTACCCATAACAGACGAACAAAATGAAGTTTTGAGACAGATTGTTAGTGGTGAATTTTTGAGAGATCCTCTTGAGGGTTTGGCTTCTGGCGCACAACAAAAACTGAATAGTGCTGTTGCTAGGTTGGTAGACCTCGACGATATACCCGGTATCAACACCTCTGGTATCAGGGATACCCTAGAGGCTGCTTACGAGCAAATTACAAACATGATTTCACATTCTCAAAGACTTAGCGGGGTGCAATCTAATCCCGGCAACGCAGTCGGACTTCAAGGAATTCAGGCGATAGCCAACACATATAACAATTTCAAAAATTCTATCGAGGGTGGGACCATTGGTGAGGATATTGTTGACCACTACAGTCCATTTTTTCAAAGTATCTTAGGACCGGGGACAACCATCTTTGAATCAGTAAATGGTATATTGTCTGGCGACTTAGAAAATGCTCTAAGAAATATGCAGGCAGCCGCAGCCGAGGATGGGCAGCCCGGTCTACAAGATGCACTTGATAAAGTTTCAGATATCGCTGGAACCGTTGGCGATCTTGGTAGACAAATAGATGCGATTAGAGAGAGTGATCAGTTGCAACTTGCAGGTGCTTTGGACTATGTTGCAAAAGTCGGTCTTGGATTTTCTGTGTTGGGCATGGCAGAAGACCCATGTTTTAGTCAAAAAGTTTTATCAAACATCGTAAATCCAAATTCTAAAGGTTTACTGAACTTATAAGAGATAGATACTATTATGGCATATTACACCCAATCTGATGTTGAAACTTCAACAAAATCGACGGTAAGATTCAGTGATATTGATCTGAATTTTGAGATCAATCCGTTGACCAAGGATGTAAATATTCTGAAAAATGAAGATGCCGTCAAACGATCAGTCAGAAATATTGTTCTGACGAATTTTGGTGAAAAAAAATTCCAACCATTTTTTGGCGGGAATGTCTTAGCACAACTGTTTGAGAACTTTTCTCCGTTTACTTCAATCCAACTCAAAAAAGCAATTGAGAGATCCCTTTTTGAAAATGAACCAAGAATTGACAGATTAGTGGTGGAGGTAAATGCAAACAATGATAAAAATTCAGTGGATGTCGTTGTTAGATTTACTTTGAAAAATTCACAAGAGCCTGTTTTGGTTACGTTTACTCTGGAAAGGATTAGATAATGACTACAGAAAGAAAACAACTTTCAGTCAATCAATTAGACTTTTTTGCGATTAGAAATAATCTCAAATCATTTTTGAAATCACAAAACGATTTCCAAGACTATGACTTTGAGGGATCTGGTCTTTCTGTCCTTCTGGATATTTTGTCTTACGTCACACATTATCAAGGCATTTATAACAACCTCACAGCAAATGAACTTTTTCTTGATACGGCGATCAAAAGATCATCTTTGGTTTCGCACGCAAAAAGTTTAGGATACGTCCCACGATCTATCACCGCCCCAATTGCAACAGTGGATGTGACTTACAATGGTGTTGTCCCAAACCGTATTGATGCTGGACAGGTGTTCACAACAAAGATCGGAACAAAAACATATAAATTTACAAACCTTGATGCTGCAATTCCTGATCCGAACAATACACCACACCTTCAAAATCTTGAAATCAGAGAAGGTGTATTGCGAACCATTTCTTTTGTAACTCCTAACTCAAATCCTAATCAAAGATTTAGAATCAGAGATGATGCCCTTGATACAAAGACCATCAAAGTCACCGTGACAAAATCTGCTACGGACAATGATGGATTGTCGGATATCTGGACTCTTGGAACAAACGCAGTTGTGATTGACTCTACAACAAATGCTTATTTTGTTGAGGAAGACTATGATGGCTCTTACTCTATCTCATTCGGTGATGGAGTTATTGGTAAAAAACTTAGTGCTGGAAACCTTGTGACCGTTACTTATTTGCAAACAAAAGGTGCTGAGGCAAACGGAGCCGGTGAAACTGACTCTGAGGACACGAGAGCATTTACATACTTGGACT